TCCCAATCATCTGCAGTGATGTAAAGAAGATCATTATTTGGCGGGGGGAACAATGTCAGCATCACCATCGTATAAACTTCAGATGGGGCACCATGCTTTCTGAGATACTTTTTGATAAAGCCTTGATCAAAATCGTAATGGAATCTGACGCTGTAATGGGTGGTTATTGGCCAGTTGAAGTATTCTGTACAGATCTTCCAAGGCTCATCGTCATCAATTCCATAATTGATTAACTCGAGGAAGGCAGTCAAACTAAATTCGTTTCCAAAGTTATCAGGGGTAAGAATCAATTCTTGAACCTCTTCTTCTCGCCAGCCATTCATCCCCACCGTATCAGCCATCAGGTAATAATTGCCATCCTCAAGGTATTCTTGTGGATCCATGACTGGTAATTCGTCTGCAAGAATTTGAACCACTTTCTCGCAATATTCATCATCTGAGAATGCACAGGCCAAGGTCTTCAATTCAGGGTTTTTATTCAATCGGATTTGCTTTGCAGTAATAACAACATTTATCTTGCTGTGGATGTAATTGATGCGGTCCGCAATCTCATCAAAACCTAATGGTTTCAGGCTCTTCAAAAATTGCACTCGAGAGTTGAAATCCATTAGGTCAAAATCCGCAAGAACGCCTTGAGCAATGGTCATTAGAACCCTGCCACCACTACTTTTGATGGGATTGGGTTAATATTCGTGATCAGCGCCAGGCTTGATTCAATCGCTGATTTTTCTTGTAAACCAGATTGGATTATTTTGTCGATCTGATCATCCAAGTCCATGAGCTGATCAACCGTCATTTGATTAAGGGTTTTGCCTTCAAGTGATCGGTGCATTTCCACCACCGGGTTGATCCCTTCGGGGGCATTGATCAGCTTGCGAAGTACTTGATCTTCCAGTCCAACTGGCAGCGAAGCGACCAGTTTCGAATGGGTTACTTCGTAATCTGGAAGACCAAGGGTCAAGCGTCGGTGCTCACCCTTCGTGATTGCGATAAGATGCCATTCTTCATCATCGCCAGCGCCTTTGGTCCCTGCTTGTTTGACCACCGTGACTATGATCACGCCGTCTTTTTCCTCGGACCGCATGAACTTGGCATTGGCAGCCCCTGGGAAGAAGGGGGCAAGCGCACTCTTCAGTGCCGCATCGTCGCCGGCAATCTCTTCCGGCATTTCGATCTCCTGACCTTCTATCTTGATTTTGTAATTCATTTCACTCTCCTGTTGTAGAAAATTCCAAGCATTGCAATCAACTCAAGAGCTCCATCTTTTGTGAACTGCACCCCTGGATGCTTGGCTTTAAGTGCCGAAACCAGGTCAATTGCCATAGTGTCTATGCGCATCTTGTCTTCTTCAGACAGCTTGGCTAGCGCTGTAAGGATGGATTCCCGCCTATCCCCCAGGGTAAGGAGATAAAGCGGGAGCGATCCGGTTGCCTTTTTAGCCTGCATCACTGCCGATACCCATTTCTTTCATGACTGCCGGCACACCATCAGGGCGCAGGTTGTTCAAAAATTTCAATTTTGGAACTGGCCAGCCTGGTTTTTTGTAACCAACCACCACCCCATTAGTTCTCCAGGTAATTGTGAATAGGATCTCGTTCGGGTCCGGTTGGTCAATGATGGGGGTTGTCGGTGCAGGTTTTTCCAACGAATGGTCCGCAGCCGGCACTGATTGAGGCGCCTGTACTTCTCGTTCTTTATCCGTTGAAGTGGAAGCATCAGGTCCTTGGCGAGTTTCTTCAGCATAAATTTCCGCTGCAGTCCGGAATGTCGTTTCGGGTTCATCTTCACCTTCACTGCTTGGCTGATTCAACCATTCATCAATATGGGTTGGGGTGGCATGCAGCCCTGATGGTGGTGGCGGCATGAATTGCCCAGGGGTTGGAACATAGGTAGATTCTTCGGGGGCCGTGATCGTATCGTTTTCGATGACCACAGGCTCATCCACCAATAGAAGTTGTTCTGGTTCAGGGTGCAGGAAGGTCATCCACCCATCAACGATTTTCCTGATGGAATCGCTGTTGATCTCGCCATTTGTAGCCACACTCATAAATTCTGTGACCGTATCGCCAAACTGATCGTTAAGTCGAACCTGATCCGCACCAGAAAGTTCATAAACCGGAAGCAGAGCCATCGCAGATCTTACGGGTACTGTCCCGGTGGCCACTGAATTCAGAAGATCAGCAGGAAGGCGCAGCATCCGCAGCATATTGGAGATCCCGCTGCGGTCAATGTGAAGCTTCTCAGCCAACTGTTCTTGAGTCCAGGAGAAATCAGCCAGCATCTTCTGAACCGCTTTTGCTTTTTCAACGGGGTTCAAGTCGCGGCGTTTTTCATTTTCTTCAAAGGCTGCAACTGCCATCTGCTCATCATCGAGATCATGGATCACCAGCGGGAAGTATGAATATCCGTCCTGGCCGAGTGTTTCAAGCAGTTTGTATGCCGCCAGTCGGGTATGTCCAAAGACGAGCTGGTACCGATCACCAACCTTTCTTGCAGTTGGGGTTTGCATCATTCCCATGGATTTGATCGAATGCGCAATCTCGTCTACATGCGCCGGATCTTCACTCTGCCTGGTTTGCCATGGGTTTGGGTCAATAAGTTCTAAGCCGATCATTTGTGGTTCGTTCATCTAAGGTCTCCTGAGCATCTTTTTAGTTTATATATTCAGGCTTTTGCAAGCCTGGCGAGTCTCTTGATCAGCACCACAGCAGCGCAATCTCTGCACATCCCAGGGCTGGCATCTTCAAATAACGGGCAGTCCTGGCAAGCTTCATCCGCCGCTTTTTCAATTAATGACCAAGCTGGAAGCTTTCCCTCCTTGCTGGCCAGTTTCATGATCTGTGGGTCGCCGTGGGTTCCTGATGCTGCAGCTGCAGGTGAGCATTTCAGATGTTTGAAGGCATCTGGATTGTCTTCGTCTTGATTCTGAGACATCCGGGCTAGGGCGCGTCGCATACCAGCTACTGTGTATTCACGCTGTGCAAATCTTCTGGCAATTGAAAGGCGTTTTTCAGGGAGAAGGTTTAGCAATCCGTTTATGATGATCACGTCCATCGAGATCTTCTTTTTTGCAAAGAACTGTTGGATCTCCGGCTCGAGCTCCAACAAACGCATCCTGAATGAAACGTATGATTGAGATTTACCCATCAATTTTGCGACTTTTGCTTGTGTGAAACCTGCTTCTTGAACCAGGCGCCTGAATGACTCCGCCTCTTCGATGGGGTTGAGGTCGCTGCGCTGCGTGTTGGCAATAATTGCATCAACGAGAGTCGATTTCCTCCCGGGTTTTTCATTTGTAATTATTGCCCTGATGGTGGGAAGGCCGGCAAGCTTTGTGGCTCTCAAACGCCGTTCACCATCGATCAGTGTATACTCCGGCAATCCGTTGCCAGAAAAAAACACCGTGATCGGGTTTTTCAATCCATATTCCTTGATCGAAGCAGCAAGACTTGCGAGCTCTGCCTGGTCGAATTCCTTGCGTGGTTGGTCCGGGTTTGGGACGATCAGTGTTACGTCAATATCTAGAACTTGTTCATCCATAACGAATTCCTTTCCACATCAAACCGAAGGGATAGCTTTAAGTGCCACCAGTTGGCTGAAGTTGAGCGCGAATCGCCCCATCTCCCTTTGATGGATGATCATTTCAGCCTGTGCTTTTGTGATGTATGTGATGTGGTGGACGGATTCAATACCAAACTTACAATCAAACGTTTTGTGAACTTTTGTTTCTGGAACCTCTACGCGGATGTACTGTTTGCCATCGACGGCCTGGTCAGATACTTTGCCGGCAAACTGCTGATATCCCACCAGCTCCACCAAAGCCCATTTTTCTGACATTAGTGAACCCGGCTCTTCAGTTTTCATTGGGTAATCCAAATTCAGCATCTGGAGCGGTCACATAAACCGGGTCCGCCCCAAGGGTGTTTGTGGGAGTAAGGAATTTCACAATATTGGCAGTGATCTCGAAATTGGCGTGTGCCTTTCCGCTTTCATCAAACCAAATTTTAGGACCTCCTGTTTTGGGGTCCACTCCAAGACGCCCTTCGATCATGACCACTTGCCCTTTGGTAAGGTGTTTTTCGCAGGATTCAGCGAGCGTTCCCCAGGTTTTGATGCTGTACCAGGTCACCTCTTTCACTTGCTGGTTCTTACTGTCAACATACATCCGTTCAGCAGCAATTGGAAAACTGCAAACAGGTTGTTGACTCGGGGTATATCGAAGGTCCGGAGCTTTTCCGAGCCGACCGATGATCATGT